GCCTTGCGCTCATCATTGACTACCTTTTTGCAACAGACCGCAGATACTCAAAGCCTTGTTTAACTGAAAAACGGGCGAGACCTGCGGCGTAAGCCGCACGGGGCGACGAAATAGGGGAAGGCGCGATCTTATAATTAAATGTCGCGTCTTACCAATAGGGTGGTTGATTTATAAGGCTTTCATCGTGCTTCAGGATTTGGCTGGGCCAAAGATGGGCCAAAACAACGAAATTACAGCTTGTTCAGTTCGGTCCAGTCGGAGGTGGAGTTGATCCACTTCGCGTAGGTCGAGAGCAACATTTGTACACTGTGACCCAGTTGGTTTGCAATAAACGCCGCGTTCATGTTGGCCATCAGGCACATCGTTGCGTAGGTGTGGCGGCAGTCATATTGACGACGCCGACGAATGGCCAGCCGCTCCAGTGCCGCGAGAAAGTATTTCTTCGGCGTGCTGTCTGACCTGATCCACTCGCTACTGGCGTCCGCCGGCGCAAACACAAACTCCGCACCATCGGCTGCCAGCGACCGCGCGACCCGAATAGCGTTCAGCGCCCGATCATTGAGCAGCACATCCCTGACCGTCTTGGTCTTGATCCTTTCGAACAACTCCCCCTTAACGATCACCCGGCACACGTGCGCCCGTCTTTTATCCTCGTTGACCTCCGACCATTTGAGCGCCCGGATCTCGCCCGGGCGCATGCCGGTGAAAAACGAGAACTCAAAGTAGGCAGCGTAGAGCCTGGTCGGCCCCTTCAAATGCTCGTACATGTCAGCGATGATCCGCTCGGCATCATCACGCTCGAACGGATCGACCTGTCGCTTGGCGATCTTGGCCCGAGGAATCGACAGGCACGGGTTACGCGAGATGTGCCCATCCATCACAGCCGTGTGCAGAACACTCGACAGCTTGTCCGTGGCATTGCGGCGCACACCCGGCGACTCCCAGGCGATCGCCGAAACGATCTTGCGCAGGTCCGCCGAGGTGATGTTGTCGATTCGCTTGCTGGCCAGCGCCGGCATCCAGAACCGGTTCAGCACGCTTTTGTAGTTGTCACGCGTGCTATCGACAATCTCCCGACTGTCGAGCCAGATCTGGGCAAACTCGCCAAAGGTCGGCGTCTTGCGGTCGAGCAGGTAGCCGGAGTTCGGGAACATCTGGGCGTAGAGATCGTCGTTCATCGCGCCCAGCTTGATCAGTTCCTTTACACGAGCACAGAGACTGCCGGCCGCCGCGAGCCCCTTGGCGTTCGGCTTATATGGAGTCGGTTCGCTTCGACGCTGACCGTTCCAAGTAAAACGGATCCGGACGCTTTCGCCGCGGGGTTCGACGCCATCAGGGAGGCCCATTGATTTTCTGCCCATGTGTTGTATCGCTCCAGGCTGTACATGATTCGTCCGTTCACCTTTCCCCAGACGCCGAGGGGGATGACGCCGGACAGGCGCTTGTGTTCGAGGGCTTTGGATGTGGTGCCTATCAGCTCGGCAAGGCGTGACTCCAGGACCTTGTCCACCAGCAGCGCGGCCGGGTCGTCGAGGATCTGTGGTTGTTTCGATGACATAGCTGTCTCCATGCCGCGCGTGGCGGCAGAAGGTGGTTATTGGGTGGCTTTGGCGAGGGCGGCGTCAGCGATCTTCATCGCGGTCTGGGCTTCGGTGACATAGGCAGGGTCGAACCCGCCGCACAGGTGGATGGTTGCTTGGCAGGCGCGCAGGTTTTCGCGGGTGAGTTTCAGTGCCGCGACCAGCTCTTCACGGGCCTCGGCTTCCCCTCGGGCAATGTCCCAGAAGCGTTGCTGCCATTGGCCGGGTGGCGGCGGGTTGCTGTTTTGCGCACCAAACACCATCGCCCCGACAATCGAATCGCACAGGTCGCCCTTGTAGGTGTTGTCGCCATCGATGCTGGCTCCCATCCGGCGGAGATTGTTCAACGTTGCATCGAAGTCCTCGCGGGTCATGTCGATCACATTTTTGCTGAGCGCGGTGATCTCGGTTTTTGCAGCGTTCAGCCGGTTCAGATCGGCCTGCCAGCCGGAGCGCAGGTACTTGGCTTCCTCAGCGGTCTGCTCTGCCATGGTTTTCCAGTGATCGACCGGCGACCAAGGGCTGACGATCACGATGCACTTCGCCAGCGGCACCAGTTCGTTTTGCCTCGCGGCAAGGTCTTCAGCCTCTTCTTTACTGGCGACGGCATAGAGATCGTCGGGGCCCTGGGCGTGAACTGCGTAAAGAACTTCAGTTTCTTCGGGCATACAGAATTCCTCGCCCGCCGTTCACCGGCAGGCTGGTAAGGGGTTAGGACAGAAGGTCAGGCGTTGGACGCTTGGCGCGGCGAAGTGGAATGTTGTGCTTGCGAAAGAAATCTTTACGGGCTGAGAGCCAAGCCTTATAGGCGTAACCGCTACGCGAGCTGTAGGGGTAGGATTCGTCGATGGCCTTGCTGATTGCCGGCGGGTCGTAGCCTTCTCCCTTGGTCCGGCGGTATGTTGAATCCATGCGCTGCCAGCTTTCGGCATACCAGTTCATCACCGCGGCCCCTTGTAGCAGTACACGTAGGCGAACCAGGCGAGGGCGATCATGGCGTCACCTGCTGAGATGCCTCGCGGAACCGGGACGGCGCCCAGTCGCAAGCCTCATCTTCCGGAATGTGACCGAACATCATCGTGCAGCGCCGGGCATGCACGCAGTCACCGCAGGTCTTGCCTTCCGGAAGGTTCATACGGTCTTCGTCTGTTTCTGACCGCCGCAGCGGTTCACGTTGCTGGCTCATGGCACCACCTCGCGGCGTGCCCACCAGCAGACAGGGCCATCGTCGGTGTCGTGAATCGCCAGGCAGAACCAATCCTCGCCTTCCGGACGGTCAGGCTCCCAGTAGCTGTAATCCGGGTCGCCGGATTCGAAGTAGCGATCGGCAACGGCTTCGTCGGCATACTCAAGACTCACCATCGCCACCTTCAAGCGCTGTTCGGCAACCCATGCTTTGCACTTGTCACCGTCGCCCTCGTCGAAGTCGGGCATATCTGGGTGCTGAAACGAACCCATTTCATCGCGCACGACTGGTGCTGGCTGGATCAATTTGATTTCTTCAGGCATGACTTCGTCCTTGCCGCTATAGCGGCTGACTTTGAAGGGGGAGGGAGTTACAGAGGGGTGGAGTACAGATGTACTCCTGCCGGGATCAGACGCCCGGACGGCTTTTGAAGGCGAGCCAGATGTAGTGGCGGCCCTTGGCGGTGACCTTGATCTTGCTGGTCTGCCTGTTCCAGTTGATCAGGCGAAGCTCTTCAAGGATGGTGGTCAGCGTGTGACCCTGGTGCCAGGCGGCCAGCGCCTTGATGCAGCCTTGGGCAAGCAGGCCCCGGTAATCGGTGTGACCGAAGTTTGTGCCTTGGAACACGCTCTGCATCTGTTCGTCTGTCACCAAGTCGGTGACGGCGTTTACGGCCGGATCGCGCCGGTAGCACTTATGGGTCATGGTCATTCGCCCTGGTTGGCCAGCATGTTCAGGCGCATGCCCGATGTGCCGGGGATCTGATGGTCTCGCTCACCCTCTGCTGGCTTGAGTGCGGCGTCGATACGAGCCATCGTCGTTACCGGCAAGTCGAAGTCTTCGCCGTTGCGAACGCAATCAAGGCACTCCCGCAACAACCCCTCCAGAAGATCCATCCGCTGCCCAGCTTCCAGGCTTAACAGGGAGAAATCATCGCCGGCAGTGTCCAATGCCTCATCCGCTGCGTTCAGGCGCAGCTGCAGGGCGTCACGCTCGGCCTTCATGCGTTCGAAGGTCTCGCCGAGCACGTACTGCACTGGGCGATGGCCGCATTCACAGTCCGGCCAAGGGTTGTCCTCTGCCCAGGTCCTGCCGTCACCTTGACCAACCTCGCAGGCCGGGCCGAGGTAAATCACTTTTGGTTCGCTCACCTTGAAAGTCCTCTTCAATTGTCCGTGCCTGTGTAGGTGCGCCAAGGGACCTTGATGCCGTTGACCAGAAATCCCCAGTCACCGCGCCACTTGCTGGTGATGAACAGGGTGATTACGCCTTCGTGGAATACCTTGTCGATCCGGTGGTACTCGCCGTGCAGCAGTTGAGCTGTATCGCCTGGCTGGCGGTCGATGTACTCGGTGGCCTGCGCGTTAGCTGGGACATTGAGTCCGAACAGCGCCGGGTCTTCGTGATCGAGCAGTCGTTGCTCCGTGTAACAGCCGCGCAGGATGATCGTCCTCGCGTTCCACGGGTGGTCGTGCAGATCCCGGTCTTCGTCCGGCCGCATGATGTGGTGGATGCGGAATGACCACGGGAACCACCAAAGCGCCGGCTTGTGCGTCTCCCGGCTGTAGGGGTTGAACAGCCACCAGCGACCCATGTACATCTCGGTGCCGTCGGCGGACATGATGTGCAGGTACGGGGTTCGCTTGGCGCGGGCGATCAGCCAGTCGGCAACGGCCGGCTGTGCAAGCAGCTTGGCGACCAGGCGCCAGAAGAGATTGATCATTCCGAAGATCCTCATTTCCTTGGATAGGTTTTTGTCAGTGCGCCATTGACTGCGTGGCCGCGCTTCAGGACGACGCGGGCCAGTGCTGCCCGGTCTTTCTCGCTGTGGCTGGCCTGGCTGAGCAGGCCGAAGTAACTGTTTGCGGTTTCGCGAAGATCCTCGGCGGGCGCCGCGGCTGTTCGCTTCAGTGCCTGGGCCAACGATCGCTTCCGGGTTGATCGTCTCCACGGCTTGATGACGTGGCCAACGAAGTCGAGGCCTCGATCCACTGGTTGCAGGATCGTCTTTGTTGGATTCAGCTTGGCGCCAAGGCTGGGCAGGAATGCTTCGACCTCTGCCAGCCAGGCGTTGAGTTGTTGCGGCGACTCATGCAGGAACACGAAGTCATCGACGTAGCGGACGTAATGCTTGGCGCCGAGCCGGTGTTTCGCGAACTGGTCCAGCGCGTCGAGGTAGACGTTGGCGAAGAACTGCGACGACAGGTTGCCGATCGGCAGTCCGAGGTGCGCAGGTTGGGCGGTTAGGCGTTTGTGCTGCGGCACCCGATTGAACAGATGGGCCGGGCTGCGCACCTCGTAGTCTTCGCGAGGGTCGTGCATCAGGATCTGTTCGGCGAGTGCCAGCCACCATGGTTCGGTGATCTTTGCGGCTAACTGCTTGCGCAGGACCTCTTTGTCGATGGCGACGAAGAAGTTGGCCAAGTCGCACTTGAGGTAGAAGATCGGCTTCGACCAGTTTTGGCTGGCGCTGCGGACCTTCGCCTCAAGTCGGGTGGCGGCGTACAACGTGCCGCGCCCGGGAATGCATGCGCAACTGTCCGCTATGAAGCTGGCGTAGAAGCGCGGCGCCACACGGTTGTACAGCAGGTGGTGGACGACGCGGTCCCGGAAAGCCGCAGCCCAAACCTCTCGGGCTTTCGGCCGGGTGACCACGAAGCATATCGAGCGGCCTGGCCGGTATGTGCCGGCTATCAAGTCGGCGTGAAGCTTGATCAGGTTGCGCTCCAAGTCCATTTCGAAAGCCAGCGCGCTGGCGCTGTTGCGCTTCGTGTGCCGGCAGTCGTAGTAGGCTTGGACAAGATCGCTGAACGGGTAGGGACCAACAGTCGAATCTGCGGACGGGGCGGACACGGAGCTCGTTGTTCTTGTCGTTGTTGTTCTGATTGCCATCATCGAAGTTCATGTTGAATGCGTTGTTGGCGGAGCGCTGCGACCTATCGTGCTATCTACGTCGCCAAGCCGAAGGCGGAGCCGATCAGCGAGGAAACTGCGCGAGACCTGCACGGACGCTTTAGACCGTCGGTATCTCTGATGCGCATGGCGGTGACCCAGAGGTCAGCGGCACGACCAGATTCAATTCGCACAGACCTGAAAGCCTTAACTCTCAGATGGCGGGCGCGGTTGGGGTGGAGCGTTTCCAGGCATTGGCCTGTTTGCCGATCGAGGTGGTGACCTCTATCGCGTTGGCGTGCTGCCCAACGCTGATGAATCGACTCTCTTTGAAAAGCCGCATCAGGAACTCGATCACCTGGACCTTCTCTACCAGCAAGGTCAGGTGTGGGCGCTTGTCAGGCGTCGCGTTGGCCCGAGCGATCAACATCAGCACGTCGATGCACTCATCGATGACGCGCTTCCCGAGAGACTGCTTCAGGTCGCGCGGTATGTTGCGGGTGAGGTTCGTGGCCATCTGGAGCAGGCCAAGCGAAACTTTGTAGATATGCAAATCCGTGTGCATTGCCATGAGGCTCGCTCTCCAAGAGCAACCGGCCGCAAGCGGCCGGATTAAATAAGCAAATTAATCAATCAATTGACTGCGGACGGGGCGGACACGGAGCCCGCTGTACTTGTAGTAGTAGTACTGATTGCCATCACCGAAGTACATGAGGAATGCGAGGTTGGCGGAGCGCTGCGAACTCGACCAGTACCAAGTGTCGCGGAAGGCTTCCGCGCCGCCGGCCTGGAAGGCTGTGAGCGCTGTCTGGGTTGGCGATTCATCGCTGTAAAGCAGGCCTACCGGCTCGCTGTTTGGGTTATCACCGTCGCGACGACCTGCCCAGTTGGTTTCGGTGGTCGGCTTGAAGTGGCGATACTGCAGCTCCTGCACATCGCGGGCCGGGATCGCCCAGTCAGTGAAGCCGCCGATATCCAGAGCCAGTACCTGCTGCGCCAGTTCGCTGCCAGCGGCCGCCATCGCCTCGGTGCTGGCGCGGCTGTTGGTGAAGCTGTCAGCACCTTCGATCTTCTCGCCGTACTCGCCCCAGGCCCCACTGAGTTCGTGCGCAGCGCCGGCGGTGATGTTCAGGTAGCGCTTGCCGGTGTCCGGGTCACGGGTAACGCCGGAGAAGAACCCGCCGCCGAACGGCTGGCCGATTTCCGGGATGGTCACTGCTGGTGCTGCTTTAGCTGCTGCGGACATGGTCTTTCCTCTTTTCGAAGGCAACAAAAAAGGCGCTGCTGCGCCCGGTGCCGGATCAAGAACGGATGAATGAAGGATTAAATAAAGAATCTGCGGACGGGGCGGACACGGAGCTCGTAGTCCTTGCCGCTGCTGCCCTGAATGCCACCACCGAAGCCCAAGCCGAATGCGTCGTTGGCGGAGCGCTGCGAACTCGACCAGTACCAAGTGTCCTTCGCGAACAGTTCCGGCACGTTCACCCAGCAGTAGTACAACTCGGCGCAGGCCGGCAGATAGAAATCGTGATGACCATCAGCTCGATGCTCAGCGCAGGCATCGGCTGCTGGGTGCTTGTCGTCGCTCTGGCACAGCGCCACGGTGTTCGCGTAGCCATCGGTCTTGCTGGTAGCGCCAGACTCCTTGCCACGACCGCCCCACTCGTGGGTGCCGATGTCTTCCTTCGCGATGATCAGGTAGTGCGCCGGGACATCGCCACGCGCCGCTACCAGACCGCCATTGAAACCGCCTTGGCCGGGCCACTCGGCGCCAAGAGCGGGCACCGAGTAAGCAGTAATCGGCTGAACGTTGGCGGCCGGCGGTAACACCAGGGCAAATGTGCTGGCCAATGCCAGCTTGGCCAGCGAAGAAGCCGGCATCTTGATCGTGGCGTCGCCGTGCTTCAGGGTGATCATTTCGGGTTTCATGTGATACCTCGTTGGTTATGCTTCGATGCCGGTCTTGGCGAATTCTTCAAGCTGTCGCGACTGCTTATCGGTGATGACGATTTCAGGTCGCGACATGGAGGCGAAACGGGCGGAAGCATCGGCGGGTGCGGCTGCCAGATTGATCAGGAACGTCGACAACGTTTCCTGCCATTCCTCGAAGTCGTGACGCCCGCCCAGCACCTCAAGTGCATCAGCAAGCGCCTTCGACACAATCAGCGTGCGCTTCTCGGCGCCGATCCGATCGAGCAGCGCCTTCTCCTTGGCTCGCTTGTCCTTCTGGATATCCGCGTTGCTCTTGGCCATGGCCTGCCTCTTCAATTCCGTGGGCCGGTAGATCCAGCCATGTCTGTCGTCGGCGCTGGCGCACCTGGTTGCTGAGGCGCCTCACGATGTGAACTTGAAGCCGTTTTCGCGGGCGATGAGGCGGGCGCGCTTGGCTTCCATGCCGCACTCTTTCGCCGCCTTGGCGACTGGTGTGCCGGCCTCGGCCAACTCCTTCAGCCTTGGCGCTACCTTGTCCCGCTCGGCGCGCAGTTTGTTGGTGTGGGCGGTACCGAATGCGCCGTCCTTTGTGCCGCTGACACCTTGCGCGATTTCCTGCACCGATTTGCCAGCCCCGAAGTACTGCTCCAGTTGCTGGTTCAGGTTCGCGAGGATTGAGTCTCGCGGGTTGGGCATTGGTACGCCGATCATTTGTCCCACCCATCGATGTTCACCTTCGCGCCATCAGCTCGCGCTTCCAGCGCCTGAGCCAGGTTGATCGCGGCGCGCCAGGTGAAGCGAAACCCCTTCACTTTGCCGGTGGCCCGCTCGATGACGTGATAGGCGTTCTCGCCCTTGGTGACGACCTGGAAGCGAACGGCGCTTTCTGGTGCCTCCTTGCCGATCATTGCGTAGAACTCGGCGGTGGCCGCCGTTGCGCGGATGGTCAGAGCAATGTTGCCTTCGACTCGCGCTTGCATCAGTGGGTGCATTTGCATGGCTGATCCCTCGGTGTGGGGTTGCGTGTATTCGTCAGCACTCGGGCCTCCTGCTGGTTGCCGTTGGGCGCAGGGGAGAGTGCTGACGGATAAAGGCAGGCGTAAAAAAGCCCGGTCGGAACCGGGCTTTACCACTTACGTTACGAGCCTACTGAGCCATGAGGGCCAGGTAGGTATCTGAAGTTCACATGGCTGCCAATCCTCCGTGCTGGTGTCAGTTGATGAGTGCAGGTGGCCGGTATAAGCCGGGGTTTCGTCCGCATCGGGGTGTGATCTGTCGTCCGGTCTGGGCTGGCCGGCTTGCTGGCTTTCGCCTCCCACATTCCACCGCTGGCTGCCGTCTAGCGGCTCGGCCATTGCGCAGCAAACAGATCACACTCCGATGCGGCCTGGTGCTGGGGAGTACCAGGTGCTCGGGCAGTTATCGTCAGGCTGACGTGGCGCTGGTTGTTCTGGCAGAAATAGGTGCCCGGATATTTACCCACGCCGGGCCGTGCTAGCCTCGCGGTCCCTACGACTGCGAGAACAATCTATGACGAAGTATTTTCATATCTCCGCCACCATGCTTGGAGAAGGAAGCGTTGTACTGCCAGGAAATTTCGGTCGAAACTTGAAGGCTTACTCAGTTGGCCCGAGAGGTCCGGAAGGTCATTTTATCAACTTGGCCAGAGAGCTGATTTTCGAGAGCATCAGAAAGGAGCGATACGCTGACAAAGTGTCTCGATTTGAAGCGTGCTTCCTTTTCGAAAGTTATGAGGCCGTTCAGAGATTCGGGCATTACATCAATACAACTGGCGTTATCTATGAGGCGTCGATAGTTAATCCGGGCGCGAAGATTCATCGAGGTGATTTTTCGATGTTTCAAGACCACACCCTTCATCAGCAGGTGCCTTTCATCGCGCTGCATGAGCGTCAGGCCAAAGACTATTGGACCAATGCACCTCAGCTGCGCGTGGGGCCGGATGGAGTCGGAACACTGCTTCAGGATGTTGAAACAGCAGAAATCCTGACCGATAGCCCTATACGTCTGGAGCGGCAGATTGGATTTGTTAACGGAACGGCTCCATGAGGTTAGGATCAACATGTTGGTGGTAGCGCCAATCTCGACTTGGAACGGCCGGGCCAGTATCGAAGTTTCTTATCGGTGCACCTGGTGAGACTTTTTTTAGAGCCTCCATAGGCGACTGTTGCTTTCTGCTGTTCGGCAGGTCCAACGGGGCAGTCACCACCGTTCCTTTTTCAGATTTCATGCCTGTTTCCCTCGGTTGTCATCCCGCTGCCCACTCAGTGAATGGGCAGGAGTGATGCTTATTCAGCCTGGAGCGCTTCGATTGCCTGCCGGTAGTCGGCAGCGTTGGTACGGTTGTTTGCCTTCGGCCTCCTGGATCGCTGCGTTGTTTTCGCAGTTGGAAGCGTGGATTTCGAGCTGGGCTATTGCTGTTGCGTGCTTCATGGGTGATTACCTCTCGGTTGTCATCCCGCTGTACCCTGTCGCCAAGGTGCAGAAGTGATGCTGCCCGTGTTGCGTCACGCAACAGCTTTGCAGTGGCCGAGATCGACAAAGCCACTCTTGCCTTCGAGGAAGATCACAGCCGTATGGCCGCCGAAGACCGAGGCCTCGTCTTTCGTCGCGCAGCGATGCGTTTCGCCGCGACCAACGATTTCTTCGAAGCTGACAACGGTGCCAACAGGGTGCTTGGCGTTCCAGTTGTCGACTTGGCGTTGCAGCTGTGCGGCGGTAGGGCGTTTAGGTGCTGGCATTTCTGTTTCCTCCGTTGATTTCCAATGCCGCCTCATCGAAGCGGCATCAGAAATCTGTGGGAATTTCTTCAGCAAACCTTGCGTGCCGAGTTAACGGACACGGAAGCAGGCCGTGTTGCGTTGTTGTTCCCTGATCGCAATCAGGGTCTGTCTTCAAACTGTTAAAGAGCGGCAGGTCTCTCGACCCTTCGCAGCTGGCCCCTGATTGGGTGCCGGTTGCGATGGAGTGGATTTAAGCAAGCTGAATTGCGTCAGTCAAGCATGCTTAACAAAATAAATTCAGAATGCTTAATTTTGCGAGCGAAAAAAAACCCGCTCTAGGCGGGCCTCATTCATTCGAAGCGATCAATCCTCGCTGGGCACTGTCCAGTAAATGAACACGCTGCCGTCTTCCTGGTGTTCCACCGTGACGTTATCGTTCTCGCCAATGTCCTGGATAAGCTGGCTCCAGCCATCTTCAGGCTCATCTGGTGAGCGGAAGATCGTGGCCTCTTTAGCTTTCTGCGCAGCCGGTGAATTGATGATCTTCTGCACGCGCAATCCCATCAGCTCGTAAGGGCTGGGAGGGGTAGGGGATGCTGGTTCTTTCTTTGCTTTCGCCATGATTCATGCTCTTATTTACTGTATGAATAAACAGTATTTTATACATCAATGTAAGGCGATGGGACAAGGGTACTTTTGTACTCCAGTAGGTTGCGGACAACAAAAAGCCCGCTCAAGGGCGGGCCTCCTATATTCACAAAATACTTCGAGAAGAACCCGGGCCAGATGGCCGGGCTATCTGAAAATCGACTTCGGCATTTTTCCGTCCACTACTGTGCCAACGACCTCCCAATCACCATCCATAGGAGTCGTTGGGAATGAAGGATTTAAAGGTTTTAGGTAGAACTCCCCGGCATCCCGAAGAAACTGCTTAAACGTTGCCTCGTTCGTGTCAGGCATGCGGGCCACAACGAGCTGGCCTGAATTGGGTTCAATCTCAGGGGCGACAAGGATCAGAGATCCCTCTGGGAAGGATGCGCCGACGGCGCTCGTCATGGACTGCCCTACAACCTTAAGCCAGAAAGCACCCTCCCCAGCCCATACATCTGATGAGTGCCTTTCGCATGCTGCAACGTTAGACGTGTCCATTGCCTCGGTTGCTGCTCCAGCCTGTACCCAACTGATTTCTGGGTACATAAATGATCGAGTTGGCTGTAACGCCATTTCCACGTTAGAAGGGTGGCCTGCCTTGGTGGAAACCATGTCGCCAGTACCATTCGCGAGCCATTCAGCGCTCACGCCGGTAGCCTTCGCAAGGGCGAAAAGGTTTTCAGGTTTTAGCGCCTTGCTATCACCGTTCACCCATTGAGTTACGGCCGAAGCCGAGACGCCGCAAAGAGCAGCGATATCCTTTTTTAGTTTATTGCTGTGCTTGATCGCCTGGGCGATTCGGTCGTGTCTGCTCATCGGCAAATGTTAAGCGAACTTAATTTAAGCATGCCTTTAGCGTGGAAACAGTATTGATGTCGATAATTCAGCATGCTTAAATAGCCCTATCGCTAAAGGAGCGAATTTATGAAAACCAAAGATGCGGCTATGCATTTCGGCTCGAAGAAGAAACTTGCGGTTGCCCTGAACATCAGTCCTGGCGCAGTGACCATGTGGGGTGATCACGTGCCCGAGTCTCGCCAGTACCAAATTCAGGTACTGACCAAAGGCGCTCTGAAGGCCGATCCCAAGCTTTCAGCCGCCTAACCAGCCCCGTCACACCGACCTCGGAAGTGAACCAATGGCCTACGACAACAAGTCGCATCGCAACACCCACCAGCTGAAGTCGCGCCTCAATGATGACGCCTATGCCGACCTCATGACTGAGGCAGTCGAACGCAAGATTCAGCCGGGCGCATTGGTTCGAGATCTCACTCTGGCGGCTTTGCAGTTCAAGCGGGATTACGGGTACTTCCCTCTGCTTGACGACAACGAACTGGACGGCTTTCCGGCGCTGGGTGAACTGGCTCGCGAGCTAAAGATTCAACCTGGCGCACTGGCGCGTGAACTCATTCGATCTGCCCTGCAAGCCAAGCGAGAGCAGGACGCTAACCAGATCAACGACAAAAAGCTCAGGGCCTGACTAGGCCATGGAGGAGGCGCCAATGCCTGCAATACATGAAGTAGGGCAGTACACGCAGGACGAGAAGGACGGGCTTGAAAAGTGGGCTGACGAGGTTGGTATTGGTATGGATCAGCTGGCCGACCAAATCCTTCAAATAACAGAGCGTGCGGTCGAGCGGCGAAGTGCTGCTCGCCTCGCAGCAGATAAAGCGGCGCTGCGTAGCCACCTCGCTGATCACTGCACACAAGGGTCGCAAGCAGAAAACGTGGTTTCAATTTTCCCTGCGAGGTAACGGTCCGGCCCCTTATTAGGGGCCAGCGCAGCAACGATTGGGCCAAGCGGGACCGGCCCCTAATAAGGGGCCAATAAGAAAAGAAGGTCATGGGTTCGTCCCTGATCAGTTGATGAACAGAGTTTCTCCAAAGTAGTGGCTCGACGCCACGTAACGATTTTCGGGGTGTTACATGCAATCACTGATGAGAGCCATCTACGACGTAGTAGACGAGCACGGCACCAAGAAGATCGCGGAAGGCGCGAGTTTCACGTCGCGCACTCTACTGGCCCAGAAAGCCAACCCTGACTACGACAGCCACAACATGAACGTTGCTGAGCTTGATCGGATCATGGCGTTCACTCGTGACTTCCGCCCCCTGGCGGCCTGGGCGGATCGCTTCGGGTTTGACCTGGTGTCGCGTGAGCGCCCTGTGGCGAAACCACTTATGGCTGCGCTGTGCCACTTGACCGCCGAGTGCGGCGACGTGGGTCGACTGATCTTCGACGCCACTGCAGACAACCACATCAGCCAGCACGAAAAAGCGCAGGGCGATAAAGCCATACAAGAAGCCATCGATGCGCTGAACGTTCTTCGCGAATCGCTGAAGGCTGCCTGAATTCCAGACACAAAAAAGCCGGGCGGCAACCCGGCTCTTTCAACAACGATAAAACAATGTGGGGCCATTATGAACACGATCGTCGCTCCGAGCAATACGGTCACCATGTCCAGCCGGGAGATCGCCGATCTCACCGGCAAGCAGCACAAGGACGTCATCCGTGACATCCGCGTGATGCGCAAGGCGCTGGCCGACGATGGCGCAGATCTGCGCCATCTCCAAGAGGTCAAGGATGGGCGAGGGTACACCGCCGAATTCCACCTTGACCGAGTCCTGACTGAAACCCTGCTGACTGGCTATAGCATCCCGCTTCGCCATCGTGTCGTAACACGTTTGAGTGAATTAGAAAACGTGTCACGACAGGTTGTCACGATCCCGCAATCCCTTCCGGAAGCCCTACGCCTTGCCGCCGATCTGGCAGACAAGAATGGAGAGCTGCAGCGCCTGATCTCAGACCAGGCCCCGAAGGTCGCCGCCATCAAGCGACTCGCTGCAGCCGGTGGCGCGATCTGCATCACCGATGCCGCCAAGCAGCTTGGTATGGCTCCAGCGCGCCTATTTGCATGGCTTGAGCAGCACCGGTGGATTTTCCGTCGGCATGGCTGCAAGCGCTGGGTTGCGTATCAGCCGCGCATTACCTCCGGTCACATGACTCACAAGGTCACCGCACTGAAGCCCGACCCGGAAACCGGAATCGAGCGCGCTGCATTCGACCCAATGGTCACTCCGAAAGGCCTTACACGTCTCGCTGAACTAATGCAGGAGGCCGCGTAATGGCCGGCGACTGGATCAAATTCGAACTCACCACTCTGGACAAACCCGAGGTCTGCCAGATCGCTGACCTGGCCGATATCGACCCTGACGCGGTAGTCGGCAAGTTGATGCGTGTCTGGGGTTGGTTCGACCAACAAACCGAAAACGGTAACGCTCCGAGCGTTAGTAAAAAGTTACTGGATCGTCTCGTCGGCGTTGTTGGTTTCTGCGAACACATGAAGTCGGTCGCCTGGATGATCGAAGCAGACGGCGTGATCAGTCTTCCGCATTTCGACCGTCACAACGGGAAGACCGCTAAAAACAGGCTTCTCACGGCAAAGCGCGTGGCGAACCACAAGGCGAGTAACGGTAAAAGTAACGCTGCGAACGTTAGCGGTGCGTTACCTAAAGAAGATGTAGAGAAGAATAAAGAACCTCTCTCTGCGCATGTGCCTGTCGATCCTCGCATGCCCAGCGAAATGACCCTCGACTGGGTGCCGGATGAAACGCTGCTGAAAACCTATGCCTTGCACCGCGGGCTATCGCTTGATCTGTTCACCGAGGAAGTTCGTGTCGCATTCACTGCTCACTACGAACCTCAGCACCAGGTCAACACCCAGGCTGAATGGGTGGGCATGTTGGTTAAATGGGTCAACAACGACAAGGTCCGTGCTGCTGCCTCGAACGTGAAGCAGTTTCCCCAGCGCTCAGCATCGGGCCCAGACTTCGATGATCGTGGTTGGGGCGATGATATGGGCGGTGCCCTATGAGCCAGCCGAAGGCACCAATGAGCGCTGCGAAACTGCTGGATGCTGTGGGCGCAAAAGACGATATCCGGAGCGCGGTCGGCTCATATCAACCACCGGCGCTACCGACTATCCCGAAGACGCTGCCACCCGGAACAGTCGATGTCGTCAACGCGCTGTTCAAAGAGCTGCAGGCCATCTTTCCGGCGTGGAAGCAGGCCTGGCCCAACGACGTCGCTCTGGGCGCTGCGAAGCGTAGCTGGACCAAGGCGTTCATCGTCGCGGGCATTAATCAGATCGAGCAGATCCGTTTTGGCATTGAGCGATGCCGGGCTCTGGGAACGGACTTCATGCCGAGCGTGGGTAAGTTCGTCACGCTGTGCCAGCCGACACCGGAAATGCTTGGCATTCCTTCTCACGACAAGGCTTTCCGCGAAGCTTTGCTGAATCTGCATCCGGCACGAATCACTTCGCGGGAGTGGTCGCACCCAGCTGTGCGTCACGCAGCGCTCCAGTGCGAGATGCACAACCTCGCAGACCTGATCTCGGAGAAAGCCAGCAAGGTTTTCGACAGGGCCTACGACATCACCATCCGCATGCTGATGAACGGCCAGCCCCTGGAGGATATCGCCGTGGGTATCGGTCACGACTCACAGAAACCTGAGTCGCAACTGGCTCAAGAATATGGCGATGCACGCTTCCTGGCGACGATGGCCCGTCAGTCGATTCCGGCGAATGGGCAGGAGGCCCGACAGCAGCTATTGGAGCGTTTCGGTAAGCGCAAAACTGCTCTTGAGGCCTGCGCACATGGCTGATTCCCGTCTCGCTCCGACCAATCCCGCCGAGTACCGCTTCGCCGTGCATTGCTGCGGCTACAAATTGGACCTCACTGACAAGCCAGATCGGGCCGTTGGGCTGTTCGAGCATCGCGCCATTGCTCAGCAGTTCGGCCGCCTGATGTGGCCCAACACTTTCGAAATTATCGACGTCATCACCGGGGAGAAGGTATGAGCGCCTACCTGAACGACATCCTGATTCATCTGTTCATCGTTTTCATGCTGATCGCCGCCGGTGGCGTCTTGTGGGGTATCCGCCGCCTTGAGCGCCGTGCCCGCGTCGCGCGGGGGGATCGTCCATGAAGGCAGCTGCCATGAAGTTGTTCAAGCCCAAGCCCATCCGCGCCAAGTCCATCGACCGCGAAGGACTTGAGCAGGCTGCGCTGATGGCCGAGCTCCGCGCCCGTGTGCCGGCTGTTGCCGACTTGGTCTACCACGTACCGAACGGCGGACACCGCCACAAAGCGGTAGCCGCGAAACTCAAGCAGCAAGGAGTGGTGGCCGGTATCCCTGACCTGGTGCTGACAATGGCGCGAGGCGGGTATTTCGGCCTGTACATCGAATTCAAGGCCACGCCGCCGAACGACGCCGCGATCTCGACAAGCCAGCACGAGCGCATCCGAAAACTCAACGAGCAGGGCTATCTCGCCGTGGTGTGCCGTGGCCACTTCGACGCGATGGAGCAGATCCGGGCTTACCTGCGACTTGCTCCAACCGTGGTGGCCGCATGACCAGCGCCGCCGTAAAGATCACCGACACAGAGATCAGGCGCCAGGCCGCCGGCGGTGTCCGGGATCTGCGGGACATTGAGAATCGCGGGCTATACCTGCGATTCAATAAGGACCGCGCCCGGGCGTCGTGGTACCTGGTGAAGAAAGGGGAGTGGAACCGTATCGGGGCCTTTCCTGACCTCAATGCCAAACAGGTCGTCGCGGCGCTGCCAGCGATTCGACTGCGCCTGGAGTCCGGTGATGGTTCGAACCTGTCGAAGTGGGTGACAGTTCGAGAGCTGCTGGACTGGTATGCCGAACGCATGTCGCGCGACCGCAATCTGTCGACCAAGCGCAAGAAGACGGGCGCCTCGTTGATCAAGTGTCACCTGATCCCGTGCCTTGGCAACCACCCGCTCGCCGGTATCGACAAGGCAACCCTCGACAGCCAGTTCATGTGGCCGTTGCAGGAGAAGATCGGCATCGACTACGTGCGTTCGGCGTTCCAGCTGCTGGCCCTGGCATTCCGTCAGGCGTTCAAGCTGGGTCACATCTCGGCCAATCCTATGGCCACCATCAAGTTCAACGATTTCTCGAAGGCCAAGGTCGGGATCAAGCCATCGCGCCTGCGTGGTGTTCAGCTGCAAGGTCTGCTCGAGCAACTGAGCGAAGTCACCAAGGCGGTGCCGCTGGATGCCATGTTGGCCTTGATGATGCTCTGCCATGGAACACGTATCGGCGAAACACGTCAGGCGCGCTGGTCGCACATCAGCCTGGCTGAGCGTGAGTGGTTCATTCCGGCCGAGCACACCAAGACCGGTGTCGAGCATCACCTGCCACTGACAGAGCAAGCGTGCGAGCTGCTGATCCGGTATCGAGAAGGTCAGTACGCCAGAGGATATGACGGCCAGTTCCTGTTCCCGGCTCGTAATGGCAAGGCCCTGAGTGAAGGCCAAGCCAGTGCCGTATTCACCCGGTTGGGGCAGGGCGAGTGGACCAGTCACGACCTGCGCAAGGTGGCCCGCACCGGGTGGGCAGACATCGGCATTGATCACCTGATCGGTGAGCTGCTAATCAACCATGCGATGGGCCACAACGTGAAGGTGTACATCCAGTCGGACGTGATGAGCCGCAAGCGTGATGCCTTGGAGCAGTGGCACGCGCATCTAGATCAGAAGGGTTTCAACCACATTCACGGCTTGACCGGCTTTAGAACCGGAGATTCTGGTAATGCGCTGGAAGCCACGGAACATAAGGCCTGCGAGTCCATTCAAGAATCAACCATAGGCGAGGTTTAAAAATGATGAAAAAGCAACATGGCCCCGCCCTTGTGCGCAGTTTGATACCGATGACCGAGTGCCCATCCTGCGCCGGCGCCGGGTTTGTCAGGGGCGTGTTCCATCAGATGGATTGCATCGGTTGCCATGGTGCGGGCCTGGTCCGCGCCGAGACGCTGGAGGCGATCCCGGTGAATGACCTGGTGGTCCAGCTCGGCATGAAGGTGCGCAACCTGACCGCTCGGTTGAAGACGCTCGACTGCTCGACGCCCAGCGCCGAAGCCAGGCACTACCAGCAAGACAATACGCGCGGCGCCGGTCGCACGACTTTCCGGGGGGATTGAGTCATGGGCATTTATAAAGACGTGATGGGCACACTGGTGCGGGTGCTGGCCGCCGACAACATCGACAACAGCACCAAGCAGTCCTGGCAGAAGCTGATCGACGCCGATCTGCGCGAAGGTGGCACCGGCAGCTCGTTGTCCGTGCGTGACAAATTCGATTACGACTGCTGCCTGTATGCGCTCCTGCATCGTCAACTTGAGCCAGCTCAGTGGGATGTGCTGGTGGCCAAGTACTCGACGCACAAGGCCAACAAAGTTGCCGCCATCGGCCGCTTGGTGGCTCGCATGACTTCCCCAGCCCCACAGCTGTTCATCTATAAGGCGCTCACCGCCTGGGCGATCCCTCGGTTGAAGGGAGTGCAGGAGGGTAAGCGCTCCACCGACATGATCGTGCTGCCCGCCGAGTTCTACGACATGAACACCTGGGATCTTGCCGGCTCACCGGAGCGCACTCGCCGCAACTGGCGCGGCGGCATTCACAAGCGTCTGGAGCAGCTGGAAGAGGCCGCAGTGATTCACGCGACCGAGATATTCGACCTTGAAGAAATCTTCGTCGACGCCGCTTGACCGTGATGGCCGAATGGCCGTAAATTAACCCCATCATGTCGATCTTGCGCGTATGAGAGACGACACCAAAGCCCAGCCAACCGCTGGGCTTTTTGCTTTATGCAGATGAATGCGCAGGCTGATGCGCTAGGGATTCGTACTCCTGAGCCTGATGCCGGAGATCAGTACCGGCCCTCTGCACCCATTCCGAGCCTCGCCACTGTGCGGGGCTTTTTCGTTTTTGCTCCCCGAGAGGGAGGACACCGGATGCCTTCCCATGCCTGACAAACCAGACACGTGGGCCAAGATCTGGCTGGCCTTGAGCAATCCGCTATGGCAGGGCGCAATTATGGCCATCACCGTCTCCCTACTGCGCGTCATGTACGACGCAAAAGAAACCAGTAAGCGTCGAATCTTCTTCGAGTCGCTGATCTGCGGAGCGCTGAGCCTGGTTGCATCGAGCCTGATCGAGTGGATGGCGTGGCCGCCGAGTTTGTCGGTCGCCGCCGGCGGATCGATCGGGTTTCTCGGGGTGACAGCCATTCGCGAATTGGTGACCAGGTTCATTGGTCGCAAGGTAGACGCCGCATGAAGGCCATCGCTGCCGCAATCATCATCGCCCTTGTCGCCGTCTTGCTCGTTGGTATCCAGCAGTACCGCGTCATCGCCCTGCGCGGCGAGATGCAGATCGAGACCAAGAGCAAGGACGACGCCATCAAGGCCAACACCGAGAGCCAGGCGACGATCACCACGCTGCGAGCAGAAGCCCTGCGCAACGCTGACTACCAGCGCGACCTCACCAAGCGGCTGCAGGCCAGCCAAGCCAAAGCCAGAAAGGCGGAGAAGAACTTTGAAGACCTCAAGCGCAACAGCCCGGCTGTTCGTGATTGGGCTGCTCAGCCTCTGCCTGACGGCCTGCGCGGGAAAGCCGCCAGTGGTAACAAAGACCCAGGCAGTAAGAATTGAAGCGCCTGAGCTGATCCCGTGTGAGCGGGTGGCCGCCGACGAAGCCGACCTTCGCCTAAACGGTGATGTTTGGGCCTTGAAGGATCGAGCCATTGAACTGCTCGACACGTGTGCCGACCAGGTGGACGCCCAGATCAAGCGCAGTCAGAGCAAGTAGGTCGAGGAGGTTGTCGATGTCCAGGTCTGAAAGCTTTCACCATTACAACGATGGCCGCGGTAAGCGCCGAGTCTATGTCAACGGTAACGAGGTTGAGCGGGTTATCTGGTGCGACACGGCGCAAGGCATTGTGGTGTTCTGCCCATATCCGGTGCGTGTGAACCGCAAACGAGATGTGGTCTATTCACGCCGCCTGCGTGGTGCTGTGACCGTTGAGAGGGTTGAGTAATGGCATTGGTATCCCTAACGCTCAAAGTGCAGATCGCCTGGTGGGTGAAGCCTGCGATTAGCTGCATCGCTTTGTTCTGTCGTTTCGCCCGGCATCAGCCAGATCTCGATAGAGTCTGTGCGTTGCTGATGCACGGCGTCCGCGTGAAGGTGTGTTGATGGCTTGCACCGGCTGTGCTGCTCGGCGTGCCCGAGCAATCAAGTGGACGCAGGAGGCCATCGAGCGGGCCAAGAGCCTGATCAGGCCAGCCCCGCCGAATCAACCGGAGGGCAAGACCGATGGCAGCCAGACCCTGTAGATCCACGCGCTGCCCCAACCTCGTCAAGTCGAAGGGTGAGCAGGGCTACTGCGACGAGCACGCGTCATTGCGTGGTGCCTGGGTCAGAGAGAGAAGGGCTGGCAGCACAACCTCACGTGGATACGGTGCAGCATGGCAGCGCCTTCGTGCCTCGATCCTCAAGCGTGACCACTACATATGCCAGTGCTCTGCCTGCTCCACCCTCGGTCGTGTGCGTGAAGCGACCGAGGTCGACCACATCATTGGCAAGGCGAGCGGCGGCACGGATGACCCCGGCAATCTTCAGGCCATCAACCACGACTGCCACAAGGAAAAGACCGCTCGGGAGTCGAATCGGCGCGAATGATTCTCATATGAGGTCGAAAAGGACCGAAATTCATGCGAAATGCACGAAAAGTTGCGAAATCTATCGATCCGGCCCCATCGATAGGGGGGCGGGTCGGAAGTCTGGGCCTTTTGGCTCGCTGACCGCGCTGAGGTCTCATTCACACGACCGCGAAAAATGAAATTCAGGAGTCTCGCCGATGCCGGGGGTAAAGGGGCGGTCCGGCCGTCGCCCCAAACCCACGGCCAGCAAGGAGTTGGCCGGTAATCCCGGCAAACGAAAACTCAACAAGAACGAGCCGGACTTTGCGCTCGTTACCAAAATTGAACCCCCTGAGTGGCTATGTCCTAACTCGCAAGAAATGTGGTCCAGGGTCGTTCCGTCACTCCTGGCCGAGAAGATTTTGTGCGTCACCGATCTGCATAACGTCGAGGCTTTTTGCACGGCCTATGCAAACTGGCGAGCTGCTCAGAAATCGGTTACCGAGTTCGGGATTGTCGTTCAGTCGGCAATGGGCTCGCCCATCAAAAACCCAGCCCTGACTGCCGCAAAGGAGGCCATGGCGCAAATGGTCACGTTTGGCTCACTGCTCGGCCTCGACCCGTCGAGCCGATCCCGTCTCACTGGCGGTAAAAAGCCGGCCGGCACCAACGAATTTTCAGCACTTCTCAACGGATAACCATGGCCTACAAGCACCCCAACGTCGAGGCGGCGAACCGCTGGGCGCGGGATGTTGTGCGAGGTCGTAAACCGGCGTGCCGTTTTGTGCAGTTGGCCTGCCAGCGGCATCTGGACGACCTGGCCAAAAGCAAGTCGGCCGGGTTCCCCTACAAGTTCGATCCGAAGAAAGCCGAGAAGAAACTGGCTCTCGCCCAAATGATGCCGCACGTAAAAGGGGAGTGGGCATTCAAGCGTCAGCTCATCACCCTGGAGCCTTGGCAGAAGTTTGGCCTGGCCGCGACGTTCGGCTGGGTCAAAAAGAAGTCGGGTCTACGCCGGTTCCGCGAAAGCTACTGGGAAGTGCCCCGCAAGAATGGCAAAAGCGTGATTGCCGCCGCCGTCGGCATCGGCATGTTCGTCGCTGACAACGAGTTCGGCGCCGAGATCTACAGCGGCGCCACCACTGAGAAACAGGCGTGGGAGGTGTTCCGCCCAGCTCGTTTGATGGTGAAGCGCTCGCCGATGCTGATCGAGGCTGCTGGCATCGAGGTCAACGCCTCGAACATGAGCCGGCCGGAAGATGGTGCGCGGTTTGAGGTCGTCATCGGTAACCCTGGTGACGGTGCATCCCCGAGCTGCGCGATCGTGGACGAATATCACGAGCATGAAAGCGCTGCTCTCTACGAAACCATGCTTACTGGCATGGGCGCCCGCCGGCAACCGCTGATGTTCATCATCACCACCGCCGGGAGCAACATCGAAGGCCCGTGCTACGACATGCGCGGCCGTGTGGTGGAAATGCTCGAGGGCACGGTCCCTGATGAAGAACTGTTCGGCTGGGTCTGGACTATCGACGAGGGTGACGACTGGACCGACCCCAAGGTCATGGCCAAAGCCAACCCAAACATGGGTGTTTCGGTCTACGAAGACTACTTGATCAGCCAGCAGCAGAAGGCAATCAAGAACGCGAGCTTCCAGAACACCTTCAAAACGAAGCACCTGAACGTCTGGGTATCGGCCCGTGAGGTGTATTTCAACATGGAAGCCTGGCGCGACTGCGCTGATCCCGGGCTGGCCATGGAAGATTTCGAGGGCAGCGAATGCCTGATGTGCCTCGACCTAGCATCGAAGACAGATATCTGTGCCCGCATCAACCTGTTCTACCGCGTGATCGATGGCGTGCTGCACTACTACAGCGTGGCGCCGCGCTTCTACCTACCGGATCAAACGATCCAATACGGCAGCGAGAAGTCGGTGGTGGAGCGCTATCAGAAGTGGGTGAACATGGGGCTTTTGACATCGCACGACGGCGCCGAGGTGAGCTTCAACCAGGTGCGTGACGATCTGCTCGCGGATGCCAAAACAGTATCCCTCACTGAGATTCCGCACGATGAATGGGGGGCGTTTCAGATCGCCCAGGACTTCGAGCAGGAAGGGTACACACCGGTGAAGATCCCGAAGACGACCAAGACGTTTTCCCCAGCAATGAAAGAGGTGAATGGCGCGATTCTCAACGGTCGTTTTCACCATGACGGCAACCCAATCCTGACTTGGATGATGGGCAACGTCACCGCCAAGCCAGATGCCAACGAAAACGTTTTTCCACGCAAAGAAAAGTCCGCCAAAAAGATCGATGGCGCAGTGGCTCTTCTGATGGGCGCGAACCGGGCAATGCTGCTTGCGGGAACGCAAGGCGGATCAATTGGCGACTTCTTCTCAAACCCAATCATTGTTGGATAACTGAACCATGGATACAGGCCTGATCCTCTTTATCGCGGTGGCCTCGGCCGCGCTGTGCCTGTTTGTCGCTGGTGTATTTGTGCTGGCCGGCCTCGGGTGGTCGCTCATTGCCGGTGGAGCATCGTTCCTTGCCGCTGCCGGCTTCATCCGCAAGGGGCTGACCAGTGAATAAACCTCTCAAGTCTGTGCTGCGGCAGGCGCTTTTCAAATCAGCTGAGCCGGGCCTGGTTAAGTCCTCTTTGGCCGGCTGGGTGGGTAGGCGCATCGGTCTGGGTGATGGGGCTTTCTGGAATGGTTTCTACGGCACCGACTCAGCATCAGGAAAAACAGTAAGCCAGCAAACAGCCTTGCAGCTTTCCACTGTCTGGGCGTGTGTGCGCCTGATCGCAGAGACGCTGGCCACGCTACCGATTGCGCTGTACGAGGACAAAAACGGCGTCCCTGAAGTGGCTTCCTCTCACCCCGTGCACCGGGTAATCAGCCTGCAACCGAACGCCGACCAGACCCCGGTCGAATTCTGGGAATGCGTGGTCGCAAGTCTTCTGCTGAGTGGGAACAGCTTCAACGAGCCGCACCTGGTGGGACGTGAGATTTCATCACTGGAATTTATCCTGCCTCAGTCTGTTTCGCCGCCGCGGCGGACGAGCAGCGGGGCGATTGAGTACCGGTTTATCGACAGTGAAGGCAAAAGCCACACACTGCTAGATGAACAAATGATGCATACAAGGGGGTTCGGCACAGACCCCATGTGCGGTCTGAGCCCGCTTGCGATGGGGCGTAACGTATTCGGCGCAGCGATGGCTGCAGACGAGTCGGCCAGCAAGATGTTCGCAAACGGGATGAAGCTCGGTGGCGTACTTTCTACTGAACAGATCCTGAACAAGGCGCAGCGCGAAGACATTCGCGAGGATATGGCTGCCAAGTTCGCCGGTGCGGTGAACACCGGCAAAACGATGGTGCTGGAAGCAGGGATGAAGTATCAGCAGGTGTCCATGACTCCTGAGGACGCCCAGATGCTACAAACCCGGGCCTTCAACGTTGAGGAGATCTGCCGGTGGTTCCGTGTGCCACCTTGGATGGTCGGTCATACGTCAAACAGCACCAGCTGGGGGACCGGCATGGAACAGCAGATGCTCGGATTCCTGAGCTTCACACTGTTGCCATGGATGAAGCGCATCGAGCAGAGCATCAATCGCCGTCTGTTGCGCCCTGATGAGCGCCGTCGTTTCTACGCCAAGTTCAACCCTGAAGGCTTGCTGCGTGCTGACAGTGCGGCTCGTGCTGCGTTTTACAGTTCGATGACGCAGAACGGCATCTACACCCGCGACGAGTGCCGGATCAAAGAGAACCTGGCGCCGAAGGGCGGAAACGCTGCCCAGCTCACGGTTCAGTCAAACATGCTTCCGATCGACAAACTCGGCGGTGACGCTGGCGATGCCCAGCAAGCGCGCTCGGCCTTGATCGATTGGCTCAACGACAAGCCCAAAGGTAATTCTGAATGAACCGAAAAGACCAATCGGTGGCGGTGAAATACCGCTCATTCGACTACGACGTGAAGGCTGTCAGCGATGACGGCCTTTTTTCTGGCTACGGTTCCGTGTTTGGCGTCATAGACAGCTACAACGAAGTCGTCGCTCCGGGCGCTTTTCTGGAGTCCATCGCCGATCTGAAGGCGAAGGGACGGTCGCTGCCGGTTCTGTGGCAGCACCGCACCGCCGAGCCCATTGGCTCTTGGTCAATGGACACCTTGAAGGAGGATGCCAAGGGTCTGTTCGGTGATGGAGAGCTCTGGCTGGCTGACGCGCCGTATGCGCGCATCGCCATGCGAGGCATGAAGTCACGGTCCATCACCGGCCTGTCGATCGGCTACTACGTTCGTGAATCCAGCTTCGATGAGAAGACGCGGATCCGAACATTGACCAAATTGGACCTGGTCGAAATTTCCATTGTGACGGTACCGGCCAACGACGAGGCGCGCACTGACACCATCAAGTCGAAGCTGGCCCACGGCGGCCTGCCTTCGCTTCCTGAATTTGAGTTGCTCCTGCGCGAGGCAGGCTTCTCGAAAACTCAGTCCGCGGTGATTGCCAATCGCGGCCTGCAGCATCTGCTCCGGAGTGAGTCCGTGGGCGACCAGGCTGGAACCCAAGTTGCCAAGGCACTGCATGCGCAGTTGATCCAAGGCCTGTCTCTCCCATCGTTTTGAGGATTCACCATGAACTACCTGAGTAACGAAGCTCGTAGCGAGCATCGCCAGTTTCAGCGCAAAGAGCGCGCTGATGATCAGTTGGAATTGAAAGATGTTATGGATGCGCTGCAGAAGCGCGACCTGGACATCAAAACCTTTGCCGAGAAAGCCGGCGAGGAAATCAAAAACCACGGAAAAATCCTGGACGACACCAAAACCATCCTTGATGGTCTGGTGAAGGATGGCCTGGGTCTGCAAGACCGTCTCAATGAAGTCGAGCAGAAGCTCACCCGCCGCAGTGCTACGAACGATGAAGGCGCCAAGTCTATCGGCGAGCAGTTCACCGACGGTGACGACTTCAAAGGGCTGGCAGAAAAGGGTCGCGGTGTTGCGCGTATGCGCCTGAAGGCGGTAACCAGCATCACCAGCGCAACCACCGGCACCGGCGGTGTTGGCGTGGCCATCGAGCCCACCCGCGTACCCGGCGTTATACAAGGGCCGGATCGCACGTTCACCATTCGTGATCTGATCATGCCGGGGCGAACCAACTCGAACGCAATCGAGTACGTGCGGGAGTCTGGCTTCCAGAACATGGCGGCGCCGGTTGGCGAGACTTTGGCGAAGCCACAGTCCGACTTGTCGTACGAACTGATCACCACCACCGTGAAGACCATCGCGCACTGGTTCCGCGCTTCGAAGCAGGTGCTGGCCGATGTTCCGTTGCTGCAAAGCTACATCGACGGCCGTGCAATTTACGGCCTGAAGTACGTCGAGGAAAACCAGATTTTGGCCGGTAACGGCACAGGTCAAAATCTGCTCGGCCTGATCCCTCAAGCCACCCCGTTCAACGAAGCTCTGCGCCAGTCTGGCGACACCAAGATCGACCTGCTGCGCCGGGCCATCTTGCAGGTGCGGATTGCCGAGTATCGTGCCAGCGCAATCGTTCTGAACCCGGTCGATTGGGCCGACATGGAGTTGGCGAAGGACAGCACCGGCAGCTACATATGGGTCAACGTCCAGGAAGGCGGTCAGCCTCGCATGTGGCGTCTGCCAGTCGTGGATACGAACGCGATGCCGCAGGGCGAGTTCATGGTTGGCGCTTTCGATATGGCAGCCCAAGTCTTTGATCGTGAAGATGCGAACGTCGAGGTTTCGACCGAAGACGCAGACAACTTCACCAAAAACATGGTGACCATCCGTGCAGAAGAACGCCTGGCGCTGGCGGTGTACCGTCCGCAGTCGTTCGTCCACGGCCCTTTCACTGACCCTACGCCATAAAGGCATTGGGCACCCGCTGAAGGAGAAGCCCGGGAGACCGGGCTTTTGATCTGATGACCGATATCAAACTGAAAACCATCAAGGGCTTCGAGTGGCGCGGCGGTTATGCGCCGCCGAGATCGGGTATCGAGGCCTCGGAATTGGATGCCCGCGAGTTGCTTCGTAACGGGCTGATCGAGGACTACACCGTGAAATCCGCTGAGCCGCCCGAGAACAAACAAGCCCCGGAAGCCGAAAACAAGTCGGCACCGAAACCCAGCACCAAGAAAAAGGCTGAGTAGACATGAGCGTGATCGACATCGCCGTAGGCATGGCCCATCTCCTGGCAGAGCCGGAAGACCAGGGCATGGTGCAGATAAAACTCAATGCGGCCGAGGATTCTGCCGCTGAGTATCTCCAACGCCGGTTCTTTGTCGATCAGCTCGCCCTGAATGCCGCTCGCGCCACGGTGCCAGCGGCAATTACCCAGACTCGAAGTGACTTCGATGCCGCCGTAGCGGCTGCCGAGCTCATTGATAACGCCTGCGATCGTGCATCCGCACTTGATGTGGCGGCGGATAACTTCAAGGAAGCCCGGACCGAACTCGGCAGAATCTCGCGCGGCATGGTCATCAACGACGCCATCGTGGCAGCCTGCCTGCTGATCCTTGGGAATTTGTACGCAAACCGAGAGGATGTCGTGATTGGCACGATTTCTTCAGTGCTCCCAAGAGGCTCCAGCTCGTTGCTGACGCCTTACCGCATTGAAATGGGTGTGTGATGAGGGCCGGCGGCTTGCGGCACCGGGTCACCATCCAGGCGCCGAGCTTGGTTCAGGATCCTGAGTCCGGTGAGATGATCCCAGGCTGGGTTGATGTCTGGGCAAAAGTCCCAGCGAAATTTGAGTATCTGACCGGTCGTGAATTACTGGCCGCTCAGGCAATACAGTCCGAAGTGACTGCCCGCATCACGATTCGATATCGCCCAGGTGTTCTGGCGACGATGCGAGGTCTCTACCGTGGCGAAATCTGGAATTTCACCAGGCCGCTACCCGACAACTCGTCGGGGCTGGAGTCGCTGGTAATTCCGGTGTCGTCGGGGGTGAACAATGGCTGATTGGGTGAGCTACAAGCTGACCGGCGCCGACGAATTGTCCGCCAAGTTCCGAGAACTGTCTCAGGGCATGCGCGCCAAGGTTGCGGTTCCGGCGGCAAAGGATGCGATGGAGTTGGTCATGATCGACGCGAAGGACCGCGCTGAGCGCATCGACGATCCTGAAACCAGAAACCAGATATCCGGCAACATCGCGATGGTCGAGCAGAAGAAGCTCGGCGAGGAACTGGGGGCGGCTATCGTCTCGGTCGGTGTCAAAAAATCGAGGTCAGGCCAGCGCGGCGGCAACACCTTCTATTGGTGGTATGTCGAGCTTGGCACCGAGCATTCGGCGGCCCTTCCGTTTATGCGCGGTGCGCTGGCGGCCCAACGTGAGGAGGTTTTCAAGGAGTTCCTCAGTTCGGCCAAGTACCAGTTGATCAAGTTGGGGGCGAACTGATGGCTGCACCAATCTTTAAGGTTTGCGCCGCGGCGCCGGCGGTTACCGCTTTGCTCGGTACTGCACCAACGCGAATCTACCCGTTTGGTGAGGCGCCTCAAGACGTGGTCAAACCGTATGCGGTCTGGCAGGTCATCAGCGGCTCGCCGATCAACTATGTCACCGGACGGCCTGACACCGACCGATATGGATTGCAGGTCGATGTGTACGCCGTTACCGGCGCCGCGGCTGAGCAGGTCACCGACGCCATCCGCCGCGCGATTGAGCTTCAGGCCCATGTCACCGGATTTAACTTGGACGGTAGAGACCCCACCACGAAAAACTATCGCAAGAGTTTCGATGTTGCCTGGCTGGTGAGTCTGTAGCCGGAAACCAGAAAGAACGACCCGCTTCGGCGGGTTTTTTTATGCCCGCCCAACAGTGATTTTCCAAGAAAATCGGGGAGTATCAATTGACCATTAAGACCCAAGGCACCGATCTGTATGCGATCGACCCGGCGACCAACACCATCCTCGAGGTCGGCTGTTTCACTTCGCTGGATGGCATCGACACCACGATCGCGCAGATCGAAACCACCTGTTTGAACAAAAAGTCCCGCACCTACGAGGCTGGCCTGGGTGAGCCGGGTTCGGCTTCGTTCGGTATCAACATCGATCCTCAGAATGCGGCGCACATCCGCCTTCACCAACTGAAGACCGCTGGCACCAGCTTGGTCTGGGCTGTGGGTTTTTCGGATGGTCGAATCAATGACGAAGGCATTCCGCCGACCGTGGCCGCAATCGCGGGGCTCTCTGCGTTAACACTCACCAATGCCGGTACTGGTTACACCACTGCCCCGACGGTGGCCATCACTGGCGGCGGTGGTACTGGTGCTACGGCAACTGCCACCGTATCAAGTGGCGCCGTGACAGGCTTCACCATCACCAACCCGGGCTCCGGCTACACCAGCGCTCCGACTGTTGCGCTCACCGGTGGAGCGGGTACCGGTGCTACAGCAACGGCAGTGGTGAACGACGAGGTTGATTTCAACCTGCCGACCACCCGCACCTGGATTACCTTCGAGGGTTACATGAACAGCTTCCCGTTCAGCTTCGCCCTGAACGACGTAGTGAAGTCGACCGTCGGCATTCAAGTGTCTGGCGATCCCGTCCTGGTACCGAAAGTAATCACCCCGTAAGGAAGCCTCATGGACCTCAGTATCAACGCACTGAAAGCCGCCGGCGCCTTTGTCGCGGCGCCGGTTAAGAAAGATATCGCCTGGCATGCCGACGGCAAGCTGCAGGAGGCGACGATCTACGTCCGTCAGGACTCTTTCCATACGCTGACAAAGCGCTGGGAAGAACAGCGCGAAGGCGCAGATGCGACGGCGATTCGCATTGCCGCCAGTGTCTGCAATCAAGCTGGCGAGCCTGTCTTCACGCTTGAGGACATTCTCGGCTCCGAAGCATCCGGTCATGGTCCACTCACTGCTGAGCTGACCATCGTTCTGCTTGCCGCCATTCAGCAGGCGAACGGCGTCAGCAAGGAAGACGCGGAAAAAAAATAGAGCCCGCCGATGAGTTCTGGCATGAGCTGGTGCTCAACGGCATTGGCGGGCGATCAATTGCTGAAGCGAAGGCCAGCCTCACCTATCCCGAGGCTATTTCGTGGATGGCGTACGTCAGGCAAAACGGCTCACTGAATCTCGGCAAGCGCCTCGAGCAGGGTTTTGCCTTGCTCGCCACTGTGCTCAATCGGGTTAACGGTGGGCAGGCTGAGTTTTCCGACTTCCTACCCGATCGAGAGCCAAGGCCTGAACCGGCCGAAGCAACGGCGGACGACATCATGCGGCTGCTGCAGTCGGTTAAGAGGTGATTTATGGCTGTTGATTCACTTGGCCAGCTGACGGTCGACCTGGTGGCGAACACTGGCGGCTTCGAAAAGGGTATGGATCGGGCGCAGCGGGCGCTCAAGTCGGCGACTAAGGAGGCCGCCTATCAGGCTGGTCAGCTGGATAAGCTGGTCGGCCAGATTGACCCGGTCGTCGCCGCCTATGGTCGCCTGGACAAAATGGAAGACCAGTTGCGTGCCCATCGTGCAGCAGGGCGCCTGGACGAGCCTGATTTTAAGGACTACCTCGCCAAGCTGGCGGAGCAGCGCAATGCCCTGACCCAAACCGACGCGGTCATGCAGAAGGGTGGTCAGTCGGCGAAAGCTTTTGCTGCGAACTTGCGTAACGTTCCGGCGCAGTTCACGGACATCGCCGTTTCGTTGCAAGCGGGTCAAAACCCGCTGACCGTGTTCCTGCAGCAAGGCGGCCAGCTCAAGGACATGTTCGGTGGCATTGGTCCAGCAGCCAAGGCTTTGGGTGGGTACGTCGCCGGGCTAGTGAATCCGTTCACTATCGCCGCTGCGGCGGGCGCGGTACTGGCTCTGGCATACAAGCAGGGCTCTGATGAGGCGACCGCTTTTCGCACCTCGCTGACGCTGACTGCCGGTGCTTCGGGGGCAACAGTCGATTCGCTGGGTAGTCTCGCGCGGAACGTAAGCGTCACCACCGGCACGGTAAGTGCTGCCGCTGAAGTTCTGAATCGGCTGGCCGCATCGGGCAAAATTCCGGTGGAAAGTTTCGACAGCATTGCAATCGCGGCTCTGAAGATGCAGGAAGCCACCGGCAAGGCCGCAACGGACACTGTTGCCGACTTCGAAAAGCTGGCCAAGGATCCGGCCAAGGCCTCGAAAGAGCTGAATGATCAGCTCGGTTACCTCACCGCCAGTACTTACGCCCAAATTGCCGCGCTGGAACAACAGGGTGACCGTCAAGCCGCGGCGAACCTCGCTGAATCAACTTACGCCGAAGCGCTGAAATCCCGGGCCGACAAGATCATCGACAATCTTGGGTTGGTCGAATCTGCTTGGCACCTAGTGAAGTCAGCCGCCAAAGGTGCCTGGGATTCGATTCTTGATGTGGGTCGTGAGTCAACGCTCGACGAAAAGTTAAAGACGCTGCGCGAGCAGATGCAGGACATGACTCGTGATGGTCGGAACGCGGCCGTTGAGGACCCTTTTCGCTTCGAGCAAAACCAAAAAGACACCACCAACATTTTGGTGCAGAAAACCGAGGACGAGCGCCGAGCGAAAGCCAAGGCGCAAATTCTCACGCTTGAGAAGCAGTCCATCGCTGCCCAGGACGCGCTCAATCAGTCGCTCAAGGACGCCGCGCCGAACGCTGAAAAACTGCGACTGCGATATGCGGAGATCGAGAAGCAGGTTGAGCTGGCTCGGCAGAAAGGCAAGTTTTACTCCGAGGACCAGGTCAAGCAGTTGCGTGATGCCGCGGCGAAGCAATTCGAAGACCCAAAAGCGCCAAAGACCCCAAAGGCAAAGGCTTACACCGAAGACGCAGGAATGCGCATGCTCGACAGTCTTCGCGAGCAAAACGCCGCTTTGCAGGCTCAAGATGAAAGCTCTCAAAAGCTGAATCAATCCCAACAGGCGCTGGCGAAATGGGAACAACAGATCGCCGATATCAAGACCAAACAGGTTTTGACGGCTGACCAGAAGTCGTTGTTGTCCAATGAGGCGCTGATAACCGCGCAACTCAAACGAAACGCCTCACTCGAAACCGAAGTTGAGCTTCGGAAGAAATCAGCGGAAGAAGCGAAGAAGCTGCTCGCCTTCCAGGAAAATCTCAGCAGTCAGTTGTCCAGCGCCCAGACCGGGCTGAACAACAGCTTGGCCGGCCAGGGTCTTGGTGATCAGCAAAAGCAGCGCCTGCAAGAGCAGCTGAGTATTCAGCAGTCTTACCAGTCGCAGTTGGATCGTCTGGAATCGCAGCACAACAAAGGCCAGATCAGCGACGACCTGTACTCCAAGGAAACATCCTCCCTACAGTCGGCACTTGATCAGCGCCTCTCCATGCAGACCAACTACTACAAAGACCTGGATGCCGCCCAGGCTGACTGGTCGCTGGGCGCAAGTTCGGCGTATCAGGATTACATGGATAGTGCCCGCAACGTCGCCGCGCAGAGCAAAAGCCTTTTCGCCAACGCGTTCAGTTCGATGGAAGACGCGATCGTCAATTTCGCCATGACCGGGAAGCTGTCGTTCGCGGACTTTGCCAAATCGGTGCTGGCCGACATGGCTCGTATTGCTGTTCGGCAGGCATCTTCGTCAGCGCTGAGCGGCTTGTTTGGAGCAGCTGTTTCAGCTGCTGGTGCTTACTTCGGTGGGACTCCGACTTCTGCTGGATCGACTACTTCGGGTTACAGCGCCCAGTACGGGTTTGATGATGGCGGCTACACCGGCAACGGTGGGAAGTATGAACCTGCCGGCGTTGTCCATGGTGGCGAGGTGGTGATCCGTAAGGAGGTTGTGGATCGCCCGGGCATGAAAGATTACCTGGTGAGCTTGAACAAGCGCGGTTATGCCGATGGCGGCTATGTCGGCCTGGCTTCTGGCTCAGGGCCAACGAGCGATTCCGGTGTCGCGCAGAGTGAATCTGCGACACGTACTGGCAAACCAGGCCAGGTCATCATCGAGGTCAACGTTGATGCCACCGAAGGGCCTGCCATGCCAGATCCGGCGCGTTTGGCCGAAGCCATCAAAGTGGTGGTTAGGCAGGAAATTGCGACCGCTCGCCGTAACGGCGGCCAACTTGCCTAAGGAGTAATCATGCTGGAGTTCACTTGGCTGGCCAGCTATGACGCCACCAAAACAGTTACCCCGCCCGTCAAGGTCATCAAGCTCGGCGACGGTTACGAGCAACGACAGGCGTTCGGCATTAACCGTAAACCGCGCAAGTTCTCACTGAAGTTCACACGGGAGGTCGCAGAAATTGAGGCCATCGAAGCCTTCCTCTCCGCCAGAGGCGCTGTCGAGGCTTTCAGGTACACCCACCCCGGCCAGCCAGCCGGGGTTTTTGTGTGTCGCGAGTGGGTGCGAACCGACATTTCTTTTGCAGTTCATGGACTGACCGCAATGTTTGATGAGGTGTTCGAATGAGCGAATTAAAGGGGCAGCTTTCGCTGGCTACCGGACTGGTGATCTGGGAGGGGTTCGACTTGATGCTGCCTGGCCAGACAATCCGCTTTCACGCCGGGACCAACGAACTGTTGGGCTCCGTCGTATGGCAGGGCAACACGTACACCCCTTGGCCAATCAATGCTGTCGAGTTCGCCACGCCCAGCCAGGGATCACCGGCCAGACCAAAGCTTCAGGTCGGCAATTTCGGCGGGAACATTTCAGCGTTGTGCCGGGCGTATGAAGACCTGCTCGCGGTCAAACTGAAACGCCGCCGCACGCTGGTCAAATACCTGGACGCGGTGAACTTCTCCGCCGGCAACCCTACGGCCAATCCGGCCGAAGAGTATCCGGTCGAAACCTGGATCATCACGCGCAAGGTCAACGAGACGCCGGCCGCGATCGAGTTCGAGCTTGGCTCACCGCTCGACCTGCAGGGTGTCAAGCTCCCACGTCGTCAGGTGGTGGCAGGCACCTGCCTCTGGGCTTATCGCTCGGGCGAATGCGGTTACGCCGGCGGGCCGGTGGCGGACTATGCCAACCGCCCGACCAGCAATCCCGCATTAGATCAATGCCCCCGCACCATGACCGGCTGCAAGCTGCGTTTTGGCGCCAATGGCGAGCTTCCTTTCGGCGGCTTCCCGGGCATTGCCCGCGTACCGAGGCTGTGACCATGAGTGAAGTATTCAACAAGTGCCGGGCTGACGCCGAGGCGCACGCCCTTGCCGAGTACCCGCGCGAAGCCGTGGGCCTGATAGTCAGCATGCGTGGGAAGCCGTCCTACGTGCCATGCCGCAACCAGTCCGAAGAGCCGGATCACTTTATCCTGCATCCGGAGGACTACGCGGCCGCCGAGGATATGGGCGATATCATCACCGTCGTGCATTCGCATCCTGACGCCGGCCCAGAGCCAAGCCTGCACGACATCGCCAGCCACGCTGCCAGTCGCATGACCTGGTGGATTGTCGGGCTGAAGGATGGCGCTGCAACCTGGCATGAGATGCCGGCCGCCGGCGAACTACCGCTGGAGGGCAGGGTCTTTGTCCACGGAGCAATCGACTGTTACACCCTTATCCGCGACTACTACCGCCAAGAGCGAGGTATCACGCTGATGGATTTCCACCGCAAGGATGACTGGTGGCACAGCGGCGAGAACCTGTACGTCGAGAACTTCACCAAGGCCGGGTTCGTTGAGGTCGACACGCCAAGTAATGGCGACGTCATCTTGATGGCGATCGGCAGCCCAACACCATGCCACGGCGCGGTCTGGCTGGATGGCGACGTGCTTCTGCACCATCTATATGGGCGTCTCAGCTGTCGCGAGGTGTACGGCGCCGCGTACCGAGAGCGCACAACGCACTTCCTCACCTATAACGGGTAGGCCCTGTATTTGTGCGCATTTTCCCTGTTAGAGTCGCCAAAATACTTGGAGGCTCACTATGCGTATGGTCGTTGCTGCACTATTCATGATGTCACTTGTCGGCTGTACCACTGCGGGGCTCCAAGAGGACGAGCCTGTCTATTCAGGATCATCTCAGAAAGCGCCGCAGGCTCTGGCTCGATGCTTGGCGCCGAAGTGGCAGGAATACAACGCATCGACAAGCTCCGTAGAGACTGAAACTGGTTACAAGATTGCTGCCTCGGCCATGTACACGGGAACGGTGGCGCTGGCCGTCATTGACCAACGCGGCGCCGGATCTACAGTTCGCGTATTCCTTCCCATGGACTGGGCAGGGACCAGCGGGTGGAAGGACGCCGCCAAGACCTGCATATAGGTCACCACAACATCAAAACCGCCTAAGGGCGGTTTTTTATTGCCCGGAGAAAAGTATGAGCGCTGCCAATAACAAGGGAATGACCAGGATTTTGTTCTCTGGCAGCCTGGCCCAGACCTTCGGCCGTGAGCGTTTCCGCCTGCTCGAAACCGGTACGGCTGCAGAGGCATTCAGCGCCCTTAAGCATACGATCCCAGGCTTTGAGGACTTCATTCGAGAGTCGGCTCGCCGTGGTCTGCGCTTCGCCATTTTCCGCAACAGGGAAAATGTCGGAGAGCAGGAATTACGCCTTAGCGGGACGACTGAGATTCGGATCGTTCCGGTACTGACAGGCAGCAAGAACGGCGGGTTGTTTCAGACGGTGCTTGGCGCCGTGCTTATTGTGGTGGGGGTCGTCCTGACAGTAATGAGCCAGGGGGCCGGCTCCCCAGTTGGTGCGGCGTTAATTTCGACGGGTATTGGCATGGCGGTCGGCGGCGTCGTTCAGATGCTCACCCCAGTGCCCAAGGCCGCCAGCCAGCAAGAACAAGCCAGTACTGAGAACAAGCCAAGCTACCTGTTCAACGGCGCTTTCAACTCGACGCAGCAAGGCCTTCCGGTGCCGGTTATCTACGGGAAGATGCTGGTCGGCTCCAGCGTTGTCGCAATTGGCACCTGGGCAGAGGCGATCCCCGCATGAGCGAAGTCATTGTTGGCCGCAAAGGCGGTGGTGGTAAGGGCGGCGGAAGTGGTAGCGGTTCAGCACGCGCCGCCGTAGAGGCTCCGGATAGCCTGCGTTCGCGTCAGCATGTGCGGGTGCTGCATGCAATCTGCGAAGGGGAGATAGAAGGCGTCGTCGGCGGCCATCAGGGGATCTTCTTCGACGATGTGCCGCTGCAGAACCCCGACGGCAGCTACAACTTTACCAGCGTCAGCATCGATACGCGCACCGGCACTCAGTGGCAGAGCTATATGCCGATCACCGGACTTGAGGCCGAGCAGTCCGTTGGCGTCGAGCTTAGAGGATGGATTCCCATTGAGCGCGCCATCACCGACACCGATGCAGATGCAGTCCGCGTGACTATCGGCGTTCCGCAGCTGTACTCGCAGAATACGCAAAACGGCGACACAGGCGGCTCTTCGGCGATTTTTCGCCTGGAGGCCAAGCTTGGCAGCGGCGCCTGGTATCAGCTGTGCGAAGACATTTTGATCAATGGCAAAACCATGAGCCGCACGCAGTTTTCGTACTATCTGCGTTTGCCGGTATCTGGCGGCCTGCCGCGTTATATCCGGGCAACCCGAATGGGGGGCGATTCGACCAGCTCTACGATCCAGAACCGAACGTTTTTCGATTCGTTTACGCTCATATGGGATGAAAAGCTGCGCTATCCAAATACTGCGCTGTGCGGTGTCAGCATTGATGCGCAGCAGTTCGCCAGCATTCCGCGCATGGCCTTCTTGGTCAAGGGATTGAAGGTCAGGATCCCGAGCAACTACAACCCAGTCACTCGCGCCTACACCGGATCTTGGAGCGGTTCATTTGTCCGCGCCTGGACGGATAATCCAGCCTGGATCTGGTACGACATGCTGACCAATACGCGTTATGGGCTTGGGGGGCTGCTTGACTCAACGCTGATTGAAAAGTACGCGCTGTACAGCATTGCGCAGTATTGCGACGTAATGGTCCCGAACGGCTACGGCGGCATGGAGCCGCGGTTCACCTGCAACCTGGCGCTGACTACGCAACAGGACGCCTGGAAGCTCGTAAATGACATGGTGTCGGTGTTCAGGGCGATTTGCTTCTGGGCTGGCGGCACCCTGACTGCTGTACAGGATGCTCCGCGATCCAGCCGACTTCCGTTCACCAATTCGGATGTGGTCGGGGGTGAATTCAGCTACCAGTCTGTCGCCTCGGATCAGCGCTACAACGTTGCAGCTGTTACTTGGAATGATCCGCTTCAGCAATACAAACAATCGGTCGAGATCGTCGAGCGCCCAGAATTGATTGCCAAGTGGAATCGGATCCAGCAGAGCGATGTTGTGGCTGTAGGCTGCACGTCGCGCGGGCAGGCTCGGCGCCTGGGCCGCTGGCTGCTATACGCCGAAAGCGAGGCGGTAACCTTTGCTGTCGGCGCTGCCGGCGCTCTTCCAGTCCCTGGCGATATCATCGACATCGCCGACGCAAACCGCGCCGGTGCGCGCAATGGCGGCCGGCTTCTGGCTGGTAGTACCGCATCTACCTTGCTGCTGGATGCTCCGATCGGCCTTGCTGGTACGGGCGTGGTCGGTGTGGTTATGGCTGATGGCAGCTATGCGAGTGCCGCCGTTACTGTCGGAGCCGGCGCGACATCGATCACGATTTCCCCACCGCTTGCGACAGCGCCGCTGGCTACGGCGCCATGGGTGTTCTCAACAGCTGCGCTGGATACGCAGAAATTCCGCGTCGTGAGCATCAGCGAAGGCGATGACGGCACCTATGCGATCAGCGCCGTGGCGTATGATCGGGACAAGTTCAACCAGGTCGAGTACGGCACACCGGACGTCGACAACCCGACCAGCATCGTCAACCTGGCTAAGCCAGATGCAGTCGGGCAGCTGACATTCTTCGAATCGCTCTATGACACCGGTACCGGTCTGGCTGCCGCGCGACTATCGGTCAGCTGGACCCAGCCGGCGCGGGCGATGCGCTATCAGATCGAGGTAATGAAGCCAGGGGGAAACTGGGAGTATGTCGGGGAAGTGTCGACGCCCAGCATCGACTTCGATTCTGCATCCTCGGGCCTGTGGTCGGTTCGCGTTACGTCGAAATCGGCCCTTGGCCTTTCCGGTCCGGCTTCCATTCAAACCTATACCGCTCAGGCACTGCTGATGCCTCCAACGGCTTTAGCCGGGCTGAGGCTCGACGTCATCAACAGCGTAGCAACGCTGGCGTGGGACCCCGTTCCAGAGCTGGACGTGAAGCTTGGCGGCAGTATCGCCATTCGTCATGCGCGCAATACCTCTGCCACTTGGGACGCCGCTTTGCCGCTGATCGAGGTAGCGGGGCGCTCGACGTCGTCCGTGGTGGCGTTGCTGCCGGGCAAGTACCTGGCGCGTGCGGTCGACTCCTCTGGAGTCGGCGGACCTATCACCGAAGTCTGGTCAGATGCGCAGGCAACTCTGCCGTCCAACGTGGTACTGACCATTACCGAGTCGCCTGCCTTCACCGGGGTGGCTGTCAATGCAGCCGCTGCAGAGGGGGTACTGAAGCTGTCGGGTGCTGGGCTCGTGGATGATGTGACGGATATCGATGCGCTGCTCGGCGAGATTGATAAGTACGGCGGCTCGTTGCTGTCGGCG